ATAAATGTATTAAGACAAATGTTGGAAATAAAAGAAATACTTGGATGCGATTTTTATAATAGGATTGTATAATGCCAAAATTTATAGATTTAACTGAAAAGATATTTGGAAGATGGAAAGTTATTGAAAAAATAAACCACAAAGGTAAAAGAGGTGAAATTTTATGGCTATGTGAATGCTCTTGTGAAAATAAAACACGAAGAATTGTTAAAGGAGGAACTTTGACTTCTAGCAGAAGTACAAATTGTGGGTGCATAAGAATAGAAAAATTTAAGATCGTAGCTCGAAATAATAAAAAACACAACAAATATGAAATAATTGGCGACAATACAATGATGGGTCATTCATCTAACTCGAATGATGTTTTTTATTTTGATATTGACAATTATGATAAAATAAAAGATTATTGTTGGTGGATAAATAATTGGGGTTATATGTATACAACTATCTCTAATGATTTATCGTCTACAAGTTTATTAATGCATAAATTAATTTACCCTACAAGTAATAATAAAAAAACAGACCATATAAATAGAAACAAATTAGACAATAGAAAATCTAACTTAAGAACCGCTGTAACAAAAGAAAATGGAAAAAATATAAGTAAAAGTTTTGATAATATGTCTGGATTTATTGGAGTCGATTGGGTCAAAAGACGAAATAAATGGAGAGCAAGAATAGTTTGTGACGGAATAGCTATTCATTTAGGTGTTTTTATAAATAAAGAAGATGCAATTATAGCTCGCTTAAATGCTGAAAAAAAATATTTTAAAGAATTTGCCCCTCAAAAACATCTATATGAACAATATGGTATCAAACAAAACAAACAATCGACAAACTTGGATTAAATATTTATAATTGGAGATATAATTAAAATGAGAAATCTAATTCTATTACGTGGTTCTGCCGGATGTGGAAAATCACATTGGATTAAAAATAATAATTTAGAACAATATACAATCAATGCCGATACTGTTCGATTATTAATTCAATCTCCTGCTTTAAATATTTTTGGAAAGCAAGAAATTTCTCAGAAAAACGATAAGCAAGTTTGGGATTTAATTAGGGATTTAGTTAAACGTCGCATGGAACGCGGAGAGTTTACAATTGTAGATGCTACTCATTCTAGAGCGCAACTAATCAATCAATCTTACAAAGATTTATGTGCTAAATATCGTTACCGCTGTTATGTGGTAGATTTTAGCGATATTCCTATTGAACAAACTCTTTGGCAGAATGAAAATCGTGAGGAATATAAACACGTTCCTACAGATGTAATTGAACGCATGTACGCACAAATATTAAATCAGCCTGCTTCATCTTGGACAACAGTAATTAAATCAAGTGAATTTTTTGAATTATTTCCTTCTGTTCTGCCTAAGAAAAACTTTGATCAATATAGGAAAATTCATTTTGTTGGAGATATTCACGGTTGTTTTGACCCACTAAAAGAGTATTTTGAAACTAATGATATCAATGACTTAGAACAATTTTACATCTTTACGGGCGATTATATTGATCGCGGTATTCAAAATAAAGAAGTTATTGAATTTCTTGATAAAATTAAGACAAATAAAAACGTACTTTTATTGGATGGAAATCACGAGATTTGGCTAAGAATGTTTGGGGATGAAGAGTTTGATTCCATTCGTTCTAAAGAATTCATAAAATATACAATACCTCAAATTGAATCAATCGATAAGAAAGTCATTCGGGAAATTTGCAGACGATTGGGCCAACTAGCGTGGTTTACTTATCGTGGAAATGATATTTTTATTTCTCATGGCGGTATTCCTACTTATCCTAGTCCCTATTATGCAAGTGAAGAATACATTAAAGGCGTAGGTAAATATGAAAATTATTTAGAAGTAGAAAATTCTTGGAATAAAAATACTTCAAGTAATTCATACCAAATTCATGCACATCGTAATACAGAACGTTCTCCTATTATAAATGATAGATGTTTTAATCTATGTGATGTTGTTGAATTTGGCGGAAGTATGCGTTTTCTTCAATTAGATGAAAATGGATTTCATGAAGTTCTTATAAAAAACAATACTTTTTATATTCACGAATCTACAGATGAAAACGCAAATGATATTCCTCTTTTGGAGGAACCTTCTCAAATTATTGCTCAGTTTCGCAACAATAGATATATCTACGAAAAGAAACTTTCGGAACATATTTCATCCTTCAACTTTACCGATAAGGCATTTTACGATAAAGTGTGGAATGAGCAAACCGTACGCGCAAGAGGTTTATTTGCTAACACATTTACTAATAAAGTCGTAGCTAGAGCATATGATAAATTCTTTAATATTGGAGAAAACGAATCAGTAAAAACCGCTGAACTAAGGAGAACGTTGGCTTTTCCCGTTAATGTATATCTTAAATATAATGGATATTTAGGAATTGTTGGATACGATGAAGAAAATGATGATTTGTGGATTTGTTCAAAATCTTCCAACAGATCAAATTTTTCAGAATGGTTTAGGGAAATCTTGTCACGTTACGTCGATTTAGAAAAGATTAAAGATTTTGTAAAAACCAATAATACCAGCATGGTCTTTGAAGTTGTAGACGCAATTCGTGATCCACATATTATTGATTATGGAGAATTGCAAGCTGTAGTATTATTAGATGTAATATATCGAGAATTCGACTATCGAAAATATGATTATGATGAACTTTGTAATGTTGCCGATAAATTTGGTTTACCAGTAAAAACATTGGCATATGTATTTCAAGACTATAATCAATTTTATGATTTTTATTCATCTGTAGATGGAAAGTATAACTATCGCTATAACGATAGCATAATCGAAGGATTTGTAATAGAAGATAAAAACGGTTTTATGATAAAGATCAAGACGGAATATTATAAAGTTTGGAAGATGCTACGTGGTCTAGCGCAAAGTTTGGCTAAAGGCAGAAATGTGGATACTCGCATCATTGTAAAACCAGAATTAATCAAAGCGTTTGCGTTTTTATCCAAATTAGATCGGGAAATACTAAACAATAATTCTATTATTCAACTTAGAAATTTGTACTTGGAATCTCAAGAGGAAAATAAAAATGACTGAAATAGAAGTTCTTAATAATATAGCCACTGATTTACATAGTATAAATATAAATTTACAAACAATAACGGTTCTTTTATTTTTATTTTTGGTTTTCAAAAACATGGGTACATCTAACTCTATTCTTTCAGATATATCAAATCATCTTAAGCAAATTTATATTTTATTAAAAGATAAGAGTTAAAAGATATTATAATGTCTAAACAAGAAGAATTATTCAATCGAGAAATTATTGATGTTATAGCCAAAATCGAATTTCCATACGTGCGAGTTTACTTTTACCAATATGGTACACCTGAATATTGGAAGGAACTTGAAAAACAACTAAATTCAGAAATTGACAGCTTTGAAAGTTTCATTCGGGATCATAGAAGTAGAGATACCTATCAGATAAGTACAGAAAAAAAATATGTATTACTGTGTAAATTTTGTGGATATGAATACCCTGATGATTTTAAGGGAATTCCAGATTGTTGCGACGAAATTATTGAAGCGCAAAAAATTAAGATTGAGAGTATAAAATGAACGTTGTATTTTTAATTGACGCAGAAAAGCTATTTAATATTGTATTAGATTTTTATAATGAAAATACAATTTTTGAGCCTGAAACCATCTATCAATGTGATTGGGTTGCTGAAAATTCCCCTGAATTTTTAGAAAAAATATTATCTGTTATAAAGCCATATTTAAATCTTCCTGATAACTTGGAAGACAATAACGAAAACGAAGAATAGTATAATAAATAAAAGGAGATTTTTAAAAATGTGTAATCCTGAAGAATGTGTGTGTAATTGTGCGTATTGTACAAATCATCATATAAATCAAATGCGAGAAAAAGAACGTCATTATCGTAGTCTTTTCATTACCTTGTTAGGCGAATTTGATTTTGTTAAGGTTTCTAATGTAATGGATTGTTTAAATTGGAAATGGGCAGGTTCTAAAAATCCTCCTACGCTATATGAAATGGTAGAATTTTGTAGTGATTTGTTTGCTCGTTGTTTGAAAGATTATTTGTCTAATGAAGATACAAAACATACTTCTACTTCTACCCAATGTGGCGGATTCGAACTTACCATTCGAGAAAATTTTGTAGGACTAAAATTTGTGGTTACATCTTGGGAAGAACCAATAGAATAATTTATAAATTTATAATATAATAAAAATATGATTTCATTATCGTCTATTGTTGGAAAAAATGAAGATTTGATTCCTCATGCTATGAATATCTATGCCAAAGAGGGTGATGCTGTAGCAGATGTAACTTTTGGAATGGGCAACTTTTGGAAGAAAGTCGATACTAGCATTTATAAATTTTTTCCAAGTGATATAAAAACAGGGATAGACTTTAGAAATCTACCATATAAAAATAATTCCATTAATGCCTTAATTCTTGATCCTCCATACATGCACGGCTCTCCCACACCAATAAAAGAAGAATACGATAAGACATATCTAAATAATAAAAAAGGTGGTTGGGGTGCAGACTATGTTTATCAACTCTACTTTGACGGTATAAAAGAAGCATATAGAGTACTTGCCAAAAAAGGTATTCTCATGGTAAAATGTCAAGATCAGGTTGAAAGTGGTAAAAACTGTTTTGATCATATCGTCATTTATAATCAAGCAATAGAACTAGGATTTACAGCAGATGATTTATTTATTCTTACTAGAATTGGCATTCCAATGATGCGCCATAAATATCAAAAACATGCTCGAAAAAATCATTCATATCTTTGGGTTTTTAGAAAGTGAGAAAATAATATGAAAGAAAATCAAAAATTTCCAGAATATTTCCCAAGATCATATTTAGGAGATGGGGTTTATGCTGTATATGATGGATACGGGATTAATTTAATGATTTCTAATCCTGATAATCCAACTGACATTATCTATGTCGAGCCAGATGTTTTAGATGCTTTGAATGGTTTTTATAAAAGATGTACTGAAAGATCGGAATGAAATTAATACTTTCTTCACATTAAACGAGAAATTAATTATGGCAATTAGATTAAGACAATTAAAAGACATAGACGGAACGATTAAAATGGTGGCGCTATGTGCCGCTGAAACTTATCCAAAATTCGGAGATATATATCTTGATGACGAATGCCATTATGCATTAACCGCCAAATTTGCCGATGATTTTAGAGAAGGTTTTGCAGAATATCCTGATTTATGGAGATTAATGGAAACTCAAAAAATCAGAGATGCAAAAGCAACCATTGAAAAATGGATAAATAGAGAATGAAATTCAGATTTCATATTGAAAATTGTATCGGGCCTTGGCTATCATTGGGCTTTCATATAGATTTCAAAAATTTATATGCTGATATTCACTTTTTATGGTGGATTATTTCTTTCGGAAATTTATATTGGCTAGATGACGCTATAAATAATAGACTTGGCCCAAATCTAAGTACAGTGACAACAGAATTGACCATTCTTACAGATTGTCCTAAGTGTGGTTATGAATATGAAATTTATCAAGATTTAAAAGATGTTTTAGAGATTGAAAGATATAAATAAAAGTAAAATTTTATAATAGGAATATAAATGAAAACAACTATATTTATTCCCAAAAAAATTAAAATTGGTTTTCAGAATCGTTCAGATACATATACTAAAAAATTAGCATATGTAATTTACTACGATAATAAAAATAAACTTCGAAAAGAAACTTCCTGGCAATCTTGGCGAGATGAAAAAATTGAACCGCTTGATTTTGAAAACATTCCTACTTTTGGTTTTGTGCTAAATAAGAAAGTCGGAGATTATTCGGGAGATTGGGGCAATCATCGCCAAGCTTATACTCGCATTTATGATCCTAGAGATTTTGAATTTGAAATTACAATCGAAAATCTTTTATACATTCTTGAAAATACTAATTCCATTAAGGGTAAAGGACTTGAGGGCGATTTTGTTTATGGATGGGATAAAGATAAGTTAATTCTTATTCCTACGTCTTCACCAGATTATATTGAAATTAGCAAATTCAATGAAATGATTCATAAACCTGAATCCATTAAAGGAAAAGATTTAGTTTTAGGCGGTCAATATAAAACTAATCAAAATGAAGAGTGGATTTATCTTGGAAGATTTGATAGATATAATGCTACTACTTGGGATAAAGAAAAATATCGAAAAAATGAGGGGCCGCATTATTTCTTTTGGAATGGATGCTATCAAACATTAAAATCTCTTAGTGGCCGGATTGTTCAAACTATTTCTACAGAACCAGTAGAAAATTATGCAGAATTACTAGAAAATTTAGAGCATAAAGATTTTTATTCGCCCGTTGATGACAAAAAAAGTGAATATATTCCTTATGCAATAGATGAGATTAATGAAATCGCAAAAAGAAATTACTTTTGTAATCCAGTAATGAGAAATATTTATTTTAAATATAATGATGAAATTTTCAATTGTGATATTTTGAAAAAAACAGGCTGGAGTTATGGTATGGAATCATCAAAAAATCTTTGTTATTTACAGTTTTATTATAATTGTAATAGCGACATTGAAAATCTTCTTTATCGAAAATACGCCTATAATGAAAATCATACTTTACAAGAATTACATAATGAGTTACAATTTTGTAAACGTATTCCATATTTAGTAAATGGAAAAATCTTGAAATAAATAAAAGATAGGAGATTATAAAATGTCTAAACAAAGTACCAACGATAAAACAATTCTTAATCTAAAAAAACAGATTGAAGAAAAAAAGAAAGCATTAAAAACCAGTGAAAAATTTATTCCCGTAACTAATTGTTCTGTAGAAATTGGCGATACTCGATATAATATTCACACATTACAAATTACTGAAGTTATTAATTTACTCGTTCTTCTCAATACCTACAAGTTATCTGCTGAAAATTTGGGAATGCTTGAAGAATTCAAAATTTCTGGATATACAGTAACCGAATGGATTACAGACCTTCAAACCAAGCGTATGATCCTTACTCGAAAAGCAGAAGAAAATAAACTTAGGGCAATGGAAGAAAAACTACATAATCTACTTTCGAACGAAAAGAAAATTGAACTAGAAATTGAAGAAATTGCATCTTCATTGCAATAAGAAAAATGAACATTGAATCATTACCAGAAAAAGTAAATAGCAGTAAAACTAAAAAGAAAAGTAAAGATGCAAGTCTTCATCGAGATAATAAAACTGCCGCTCATACTACAATAGGCGGCAAAGGAATTATTGGAAGACTGATAGATAAATGGAAAAACAAATAAAACTTTAATTTTATGAAAGAGACAGAATAAAAATGAATGCAGTTGAAAAAATGGGATTATGCTTTTTTCTTTTTGGATTACTCGCCCTCCCTGTATCTATAGATATAAGAACTGTATGTATATTTGTTGGCACTATTATGTTTGTGCTTGGACATTTCATAAAAGAATGATATAAAATAAGATTTTTATAATGATGAAAGGAAAAGAAAGATGAAAAATTTATCTAATGTTTCAGGGATTAGAGGAAAAGCCATAAGTTACATTTTGTTTTTACTCGAAAACAATTTAATTAAAGCCGTAGCTCAAGGAGAAAATTTTCTCATTTTCACTATTTCTGTAGATTTTATCAACGATGTTCGGGATGCGTTACAAAATGCCAATTACATTTTCGAGATTTATCCAGCAATGGAAAAATTATCGGAAGACCCATATTTAAAATCTAGTGAATTTATTGAAATAAAAATAAAATTAAAATAAAAATTTATGAAAAGCATAATCGAAAATCATAAGCACGATTATTATTTAGCTACAGAAATAATTGATTCTAGAAATGATATGCCAATCGGATCGATTTTTCTAGAATGTTTAGAATGTGATTTTATTATTAGAGATAATGAAATTATAGAATATATTGAAAAATTAGAAGAAGAATTAAGAAACGGGCAACTTTAATAAAAAAATAAAAATTTTATAAGGATAAAATGGAATATTTTGTATTAGTGTATTGTGATTACGAAGGCTTATATTTATTAGAACTTGGCGATAAAGACTTTATTAAATATAAGTACGATGAATATAAATCTAAGATTATTGAATTTCAAGAGAAATATGAGAAAGAATTTCCAGACGAATTGGATTTGCCAAATGAATATTATAATAACCCTCTTAGCAGATATAAAAATCTAAATCGATTATGTATTCAAGGATATAATGATAATAATGAAATTAAGTGTGCGTGTAAAAAATTTGGAATTTCTAATTCGGAACGAATTTTTTATTAAATAAAAAACTTCTTTTATGATATAATAACGGAGATCAATGATATGAGTAGCACAATTATAAAACTCAAATATTCAATTGGGGAAAAAATTAAAATTAAAGAAATAAACCGAATTGGAATTATTGTTGGTTTTTATTATGGAGATACGGGAAAACAATATCAAGTTGCTTATTTCGATGATGGGAAAAGACTCCGAGAATATTTTTACGAACTCGAAATATCGAATATTAAAGAATCTGAAATTGGTCACGGGTTTTTAAATAGAGAAAAGCAATGAGGAAAAGGAAAATGTTAAAAAGCGGAAACTATAGAGGCGAAAAAGTTTTATATCCTGATGGAATAGGATGCTGTATCTGGCTTGTAATTGATCCAGACGACGAAGATGTTGGATTGGCATTTGATTTTCCTTTCGATGACATTGATGATCTTATCAACGTACTTCAACAAATTAAAGAAACAGAAGCAGAGATTTTTGAAGAATAAAAGTTTTATTTTATATAGGAAAAACATGGAAATCATATCTAAAATAGGTTTAACGCTCTTTATTCTATCAGTAGGAAAATTAATCACGTGGAATATAAAAGATTTTAAAGGCATAAGTCAATCTCAAATGGAGAAATTTGTCTTTTTTATGGTAATTTATGCGCTAATGTTTATAGGATTTGGAAATTAAAAATCATAAAATGTACGTTTCATCTTCGTAGTTTGCCACAAAACCAGAAAATGTGGTAAAATACGAAATATAGAAGGGATAATTTTTAATAATGGCTAATAACATATTTAATGAATTATATCATTATTATCAAAGTAGAGGCATAGGCCACACAACACTGATGGAGCAAGGTACACTTGATTATGATTCTAGATTTTTTCTTGTTGCATCATCGCGGGAACATGCCAAAATATTGGCACAGTATAATAAAAAAGCTATTCCTATTACCCTTGAAGATATAGCAAACTATAAAATAAGAGGAATGCATATTCCTATCATATTTGATAATAGCGCAATGATTAAATTAATAGAGGATTATCAAACTACGATAGAATATCTTCAAACAAAAAATCAATTCCTAAATACAGAAAATCAAATCCTAAATGCGGAAATTGTTATGCTAGAAACAGAACTTAAATATGCAAAACTTAGTTTCTGGAAAAAATTACAAATTCGATTCAGTGATTTTATCAATAGGTTTTAATACATGATCAGAATAACCATTGACCTAATTCCTTTTGGCAAAGAAAAAAATAAGAAAACAATTTCCACTCTAGAAATAATTAACACTCTTGCAAAAAATCAATTTGAAGAGTATACTTATAGTTATAAAGGATGGTGGCAAGATACCGATGATTCTATTCATAAACTTAATGGTAGAGTAGAACACGATAGACGGAATTTTATATATTATCTCTTGTATAAAATTATAATTAAGATTATCGAGCCTTTCAAATACATTTATTGAATAAAAGGAGAAAATGAATAATGTCTACAATTTTAAGTTATAAAGATTGGAAAGACCTAGCAGAAAAACAAGGATTGAGCAAAGAACAAGCCTTAGATGTTCTTGCATCTTGGAAAGAGGAACGTGTGAAACTCTATGCTGAAATCGAACTATATAAAAAAGAAATTTTATCTCTTCGTGACCAATTAGATCATGAACTTATTGAAGATAATCATCCTCGCAAAGGAAAGAAAAAAGGACTAGTAGACGACTATTATAATGTGTAAATATATTTTTTATTTTAACGATCCTAACGATCCTGGAAAAATTCAATTTCCAGCAACTTATGATGATGAATTCGAAGAAGACGCATTTACTGAAACAGAAGAAGTTGAATATTCGGAAATCGACTATGGCGAAGACGAAATCTAATCCGACTCAAAATAACACCATTCAACATTTTTTAATTTATCTAGATAAAATAGATAAAGTTTGTTGGTGGACAGAAAAAGAATTATATAAAAGAACAGTTGAAATTTATAATGCGAAGGATAATAAATGAAAATTATTAAACCATATTATATAATCGAAACTCCCATTATCAGCGAAGAAGAAATTTTAGTATTCATTGAAAAAGCAGGTAGAACAGCGTATAAAAGTGAAGATCGAATTACATCTGATTCTGCCAAGAAATTTATTGCCAGCATTATTAAAAGCGGCCACGAATCTGTTATTGAACATTTTACAATTAGTGTAAGATTTATCTGTGACCGTGGAGTATCGCATGAACTTGTAAGACATAGAATTGCTAGTATTACTCAAGAATCAAGTCGGTATTGTGTAGATGGCTCTACTAAATTATCTTATAAAAACCCTCATTATGATTTAAGTATTGATGAATTATATAATAAAAAAAATGATTCAAAAAATGGACAATGGAAAAGAATAAATATTAAAGAATTTAATTATGAAACAGGATGTTTTACTTATACTACAATTCAAGATATATTCTATAATGAAATTCAGGACACATATGAGTTAGAAACTGAATTGGGATATAAATTAAATGCAACATCGAATCATGAAATTTTTACAAATGACGGATTTAAAAAAATACAAAACTTAAACGTTGGTGATTTAATAGGGGTAAATGGAAGCAATATTAATACTAATGAACCGCTTTATAGAAATAAAGATTGGCTATATTATCAATATAATATTTTAAAGAAAACATCAACCCAAATAGAAAAAGAATTCGGCTATAATCACAGTACAATAAAAAAATGGGTTAAAAAATTTGATCTTCCGTCAAAACCAAGAAGCTACTTTAATATTGGTAAAACTGCTTGGAATAAGGGATTAACTAGAGAAAATTCAAAAGGAAATCCGTCTGTTTTAAATCAAATAAACGCTCTCAAAGAATATCATTGGGATGGAAATAAAAATATTCCCGCAAACAGAAAAGAAAGAATAAAAAAACTAAGTATTAGAACTTTTCATAAAGCCGTAGAAGAAAAATGTGCAATTTGTGGATCGATGAAGAATTTAAATGTCCATCATAAAGATAAAAATAGATACAATAATGATTTATCGAATTTAATCACCGTATGCTCAATTTGTCACGGCGGTATTCATAATAACTCATTAAAGAATGTCTACTTTGACAAAATAATTAAAATATCTCACAAAGGAAAAAGTAAAGTATATGACTTAACAACAAACAGTAGAAACCATAATTATGTAGCTAATGGAATAATTGTACATAATTGTAACTATAGTAAAGACAAATTCAATAGAGAAATCACAGTAATTGAACCTTTCTTTTGGAAAAGAGATTCTATTCAATATTTGCTTTGGAAAGAACATTGTGAAGATGCTGAATTAACGTATATAGCATTGCTTGAAGAAGGCGCTACGCCAGAACAAGCACGTTCCGTACTTCCTAATTCATTAAAAACAGAAGTATTTCAAACTATGAATTTGCGAGAATGGAGGCACTTTCTAAAACTTAGAACTTCTAAAAGGGCGCATCCTCAAATGCGAGAATTAGTAATTCCATTATTACGAGAATTTCAAAGCGAGTTTCCAACTTTTTTTGGTGATATAATTACAGAGGAGTAAAAATAATGAAAGACAATCTAACGGAAATTGTATTTATTTTAGATCGAAGCGGTTCTATGCAATCTCTTACCGATGATACTATTGGAGGATTCAATTCTTTTATTGATCAGCAAAAAAACGAACCGGGAGAAGCATTACTAACCACTGTTTTGTTTGATAGCAAATATGAAATTCTTCATAATGGAATAAATCTTAAATACGTAAAACCCATTACAAAAAAGGAATATTACGTTCGTGATACAACCGCTTTACTCGACGCTATTGGGAAAGCAATCAACGATGTAGGTCATCGTCTTGATAATACAAAAGAAGAAAGTAAACCGTCTCAAGTTATTTTTGTTATTACTACAGATGGTCAAGAAAATTCTAGTAAAGAATTTACCGCACAACAAATTAAAGAAATGGTTGAACATCAAACTAATGTTTATAACTGGAAATTCATTTTCCTAGGCGCTAACATGGATGCCGTAGATGTTGGAAACCAATATGGAATTAGTTATGCCGCTACATATTCTGCAACAACTCGTGGAACCGAAAGTGTTTATAATACCGTTGCTAACTTGGTAAGTAATAGCCGTACATCTGGTGAAATCAAAGAGGATTGGGCAAAAACAATCGAATGAGCGGCAACATTAATAATTCTAAAAATAGTAGCATAGAATTCAAACCTCCCATGATAGGCGTTTTTCTATTGCTTATTCCAACTATGTGTTTGATCTATACTGTTATTGGAATAATTATCCATTTTTTAATTCATCATTTGCAGTTGTTCTAATTTATCGGCTTTCATAGTATTCTCTTGACAACAATCTAGCATCGTGTTATTATATTGATAGCACGATGCTTACATAATAAAAAGAGTATTTATATAAAATAATAATGAAAATTTCAAATTTTCCGACAAAAAAATATCAGATCATATATGCCGATCCACCCTGGACATTTCGCACATATTCTGAAAAAGGTAAAGAGAAAAAATCTCCTGAACTGCATTACGATTGCATGAGTTTAGAGGATATTTATGATTTGCCCGTTAAAGATATTGCTGATGAAAATTGCATTTTATTTTTATGGGTAACTAATCCTTTACTGCAAGAAGGATTGGAAGTAATTAAAAAATGGGGATTCGCCTACAAGACAATCGGCTTTTCTTGGTATAAAAAGAATAAAAAGGCCGATAGTTTTTTTTGGGGCTTAGGATATTGGACAAGAGCAAATGTAGAATTATGTTTGCTGGCAACAAAAGGAAATCCATCTAGAGAAAGTAGAGGTGTTCACCAAGTAATTAATGATGAATTATGGGACACAGAACAAATTGTATCTAGAATTCGTGAGCATAGTCGAAAGCCGGATGAAGTAAGAAACAAGATAGTTGAACTATGCGGAAATTTACCAAGAATTGAATTATTTTCACGAGAGCAATTTGAAGATTGGGATTCTTGGGGAAATGAAATAAATAAGTTTTAATAATATATAATGCATAAAGGAGAAAACATAATGACTAAAAATCCAAAAAAAGTACGAACTTTCTGTATTATTTCAGATGAAGATGGACATAATTATGTTTGCCCTACTGATAAAGTTGAAGATGCTTATGAGTATTTTAAATTTGTTAGTGACGACTTAGTAAATGAAAAATTTGACGAAGAACCAGAATGGTTAATATCTGTTAATGGCCCGGTTGAGAAGGTACATTTTTCTCATTTCGAAATCAAAGATTAGTATAAATAGGAAAATATAATGAATAAAAATAATTTTTTATACGTTGTTACAATGTATCGCTATGCAAATAAAGAAGAACATTCCTATGTTCTAGGTGTATACGATAACCCCAATGAAGCAATCAAGCATGGAAAAGTAGAAGAATCTTGGCGAGGAAACAAATATACTTGTGAGGTTCTTCGTCTTAAATTAAATGATACTACCAATGATTTTGATGAAATTATTCTTTCGGTTGAGCGAAATAAAGCCGATGATAGTATTGCAGAAATGAACTTCTTTGATTGGTGTCCATAAAATGAAACGTATTTATCGTAATCTAGACTTCGATGATGTTTTAATCAAACCTATTCCTTCTCAGGTAAATTCTAGAGAAGAAGTAGATATTTCTGTAAAATTATCTGATAATTTTACTTTACAATTTCCTTTAATTGCATCGCCCATGCGAGGTATTGTAGATGCTAACTTTGCATCTGTATTGTCTGACTTAGGAGGTATTGCAATTCTTCATCGCTTTTATAATTCAAAAGATGAATTATATTCCGATGCAAATACTCTACTTCAAACAAATAAAAATTTCGGTATGTCCATTGGATTAAACGATAATGATTATATAACTATTTTAGATCGTTATCAACCTAGAATTTTGATTGTAGACGTTGCTAATGGATATACTGAATCGTTGTTAGTTTTCTGTGAAGAAATAAAAAATTATATTATTTCTAATAATCTCAATACTTTATTATGTTCAGGCAATGTATGTACTTTACAAGGGACAGAAAACTTGAAAAATTCAGGAGTAGACATTATTAGATTTGGAATTGGAACAGGTCAATTGTGTACTACTCGTCATGTTACCGGAATTGGAAATCCAAGTATTTCAGCTTTACAAGAAGCATCCCAAATAAATGATGTAATTATCTGTATGGATGGAGGAATAAATTCAAGCGGTAATTTTGTGAAAGCCATTGTAGCAGGAGGAGATTTGTGCATGGGAGGATCAATTTTCGGGAAAACGTTTGAAAGTCCTAACGATGGTAGTATATTTGGAATGGCGAGTCGTAAGCTAAATGAAATGATATATACCCGAATTAAATCAATTGAGGGAATAGAAAAAACAGTTAAAAAAGAATATTCGCTTGAACAACTTGTAGAAGAGTTTTCTTGGGGAATTAAAAGTTCTGCGACATATTTAAATGCAAGAAACTTGTTTGAAATTTGGCTAAATGGAAGTTTTATCCAATTAAAATAAAAGGAAGATTTCATAATGAATAATAAAAAGTTTTCTGTTAAAGGCATTGTGTTCAATGAAGTAAAGCAAGATGCAAGCAATCTTAAATACGGAGAAGTTAAAGTTTATCGAGGTAAATTAACCCTACTTGCTAGAGGTCTTAGTTTTGAGCAAGCAAAAAAAATTCGAAAAGATAATTCATCCATTATGGCAAGCGTATTCCCCGATTGTCCAGAACCAGAATTAAAAATTATTAAATTAAACTAAGTTAAACTAAAATGGAACTAATTGCGCTCTTAGATATTGATGATACAATCGCAGATTTAATGTCGGTTTGGCTGAGACGATACAACCACAAATACCGAGATAATTTAAAACGAGAATCAATTATTTCTTGGAATATGGCACAATATACTTTGCCGAACTGTCAATTAAAAGTATATGAGTTACTGAAATCTAAAACTTTATATAATACTGTCAAACCCCTTCCTAATGCTTTAGATGGTGTAAACTTATTACGAGATTTAGGATTTACAATTGTCTACGTAACGGCAGGTGGAGCGGGAGGAGAAGGTACAAAGTTAAATTGGCTAAAGAAACATGGTTTCTGGCAAGAAGAACGGGATCATTTTATTCAAACACATTCTAAACACTTAATTAAGGGTGATTTGATTATCGATGATAAATTTGAAAACGTTGTTAATTCAGATGCTTTTGGGTTACTATTTGATCAACCTTGGAATTCACAGCATGAGTATAAAAATAGAATGATGGGATGGAATCAAATTATAGGAGTTGTAAAAAATTATAAGGATAATATTATATGAAAAAGATTGTGATTATTGGAGGTAGCGCGTGTCATGGAAAAGATACTTTTGGAAAATATCTAAAAGAACAATTGGAACGAGAAAATAACAGAGTCTTAATCATGCACTTTGCAGATTATTTAAAATATATCTGTGAACAATATTTTCAATGGAATGGCGAAAAAAATATCGAAGGAAGAACGTTATTACAGTTTATTGGAACTGATAGAATTCGTTCTATCTATCCTGATTTTTGGGTAACAAACATTGAAAATTTTATAGGTATATTTAAAGATGATTTTGATTATTTTATATTGCCGGATTTTCGATTTAAAAATGAGTACTGGTATTTCAAAGATTTAAATTATCCAATAATTTCAATGAAGATAAACCGCATAGGTTATAAGAGCAATTTAACATTAGAGCAACAATCTCACCCTAGCGAAATAAATCTAAATGACTTTGAATTTGATTTTGTAACTTATATCGAAGAAGGATTAGAAAATGTTGAAACCGCAGTAGAAAGATTTATAAAAATTTATCAGTTATAAAGGAGGTACAAAGCATTGACATATCAATCACTATTTCCACAAATAAAACCAATTTCTAAAGTGGCTCAAAGTATCTTAGAAAAGAGATATTTTTCTGAGGGTGAAACAACATGGGATGATGTTGTTAAAAGAGTTATCAACCATCTTTTTGACGATGACTATGAGAATAAACAATTATTATACGAATTAATTCTAAATACTTACGTTGTTCCAAATTCCCCTTGCTTAGTCAATGCTGGAAAATCTACAGGAGGATTATGTGCTTGCTTTGTTGTAGATTTTCCAGATACAATTGAGGGGATTTATAAAACTAAATTAGATTTTGCTCTCATTGCTCGTAAAGGTGGAGGATGTGGAACAACCCTGAGTAAAATTCGGCCCGAAGGATCAAAAGTTGCTGGTAGTACACATGGCTATGCTGGCGGGGCTGTAAAATTTGCCGATACAATTTCTCATGATGCAGATGCTTTAACTCAATCGGGATTTCGTAGCATGGCAATTATGTTTGTTATGAGCGTATATCATCCTGATTTGATTAAATTTATAACCGCAAAATCAGAAGAAGACAAAATCACTAATGCCAATATTTCAGTAATGGTTGATGATAATTTCATGCAAAAGGTAATTAACGATGAAACTTATTGGACAGAATTTAATGGTGTTAAATATCAAGAGTATAAAGCAAAAGATATTTTTAATTTAATTGTAGAGGGTGCATGGAGAAATGGAGAACCAGGAATGCTTTATAAGGATCGCATTGATGATTCTCCATACAAATATACAGGACAAGAAATTTTAGCTACAAATCCTTGCATACATAAAGATACATATATGCTAGATAATGACAAGATTAATAAAATCTCCCATTATAACCACGATACATTTACTTCTTGGAAAACCGGAATAAAAGAATGCATTAAACTTATTACAAATGCTGGTCATGAAATAATTGTTACTCCCGATCATAAAGTCATGCTCGAAGATGAAAGTTTTATTGATAGCAAAGACAGCTTAAATAAATCAATTAAGTGGGGATTAGGGAATCGCAAACTTTCAAGCATAAATAAAAACGCATTACTACTAGGGTTTTTATTTGGAGATGGATTTCTAGCAGGAAAAAAACAAGGAATATCTGTTAAAATTAATCCCGAAAAAGAATTTGAAGTTGCAGAATTATTAAAACATTATGGATTTTATCAAGAAAACAACGGCGCATTCTACATCAATAGAAAAACACTTGAAGACAAATTAGAATATCAATTAGACTTTTTAAATAGCAGAGTATACGATAGAGAAATTCCCGATAATATTTTAACAAAAAACACAGAATTTCTTGGTTCTTTTTTAAAAGGATTATTTGAAGCTAATGGAAGTGTAACTATATCTAATAGCCAAATTTCATTAAAAACAACTTGCCATAAAACGGCAAAAATTATACAAATTATATTAGCATCTTTTGAAATTCAATCTTGGATTGTAAGAAATAAACCAGTGAAAATTCATTGGAAGAATGGGGATTATACATCAAGAGAAAGTTATAACGTTCAAATTGCGCCTAGAAACTCACTAAATTTTTATAAAAACATTGGGTTTTATTCATCGATAAAAAATAGCAGAATAAAAACTTTTGATAAGAAATATAATAAAAAATTAAAGGTTATTAAAATTGAAAATGTTGGAGAACAAGAAGTTTGGGATTTTTCCAATGATGTTCATTATAATTTTGCCAACGGTTTTATAGTTCACAATTGCGGAGAACAACCACTTCCTTTTAATGGCGTATGTAATCTTGCATCTATAGATATTTCTAAATTCTACAATTGCAAAACAGATTCAATAGATTATCTAAAACTAGAAGTTGCCACACAATTAACAGTAGAATTTTTAGATCAAGTCATTGATAAAACCGCTTATCCCACACCTGAAATCGAAAAATGGGCAAAAGAAAATCGAGCAATTGGAACAGGAATAATGGGATTTGCCGATTATTGTCTTTTACGTAAAATCGCATATGGTTCAGAAGAATCAATTAAAGAATTAGAAAAAATTCTTTCTTTTATTTCCCAAGTGACAGAAAAAGAATCTGTTGAATTAGGACAAAAATACGGCATTCCTAAAATGTGTCAAATGCTTCCTGTTCCTCGGCGTAATATCACCCTTATGACTATTGCCCCTACTGGTACAACAAGTATTATTGCCGGATGTTCATCAGGAATTGAACCAATTTTTAGCGAAATAACTGTACGTAATGATAAGACAGGAACATATACTTTTGTCAATGATCTTGCACAACAACCTTATTTTCGTTGTGCTGTCTCTGCCGATGGAGGAATAGAAGTAACTTGGGAAGAGCATATTGATATACTTACAGCCGCACAAAAACATATAGATTCAGGTGTATCAAAAACAATTAATTTCCCCACTCATACCCATCGTGAAACCATTGGAAAAGCGTTTATTATGGCATGGGAAAAAGGGGCAAAAGGATTAGCGGTATATCGTAACGGTTCCCGAAAAGTAGAGGTTTTGAGTCCTCGATCAATCAAGAAAGATTTATGCCCTAGTTGTAAAACCCCACTTATTATTATAAAAGATATTAAAAAATGTCCTTCGTGTAATTTTTCTATCGATAAACAATGAACTCACAATGGATAATGAAATAATCATATATAAAAGATATAGATGCAAAAAAGCAAAGTGCGTTGAATGCAAAAAAGATTTATTTGTTCAATTAAGTAGATTTAACAGAATTATAAAAAATAAAAAACAATTTTATTGTAAATCTTGCACGTTGTCCATCAGAAATAAACTTACAGCTTTATTAAAAATAAATTGCAAAATATGTGGAAATTTACTAACAGAAGAAAATACCGTAAAATATGGGAAAAAAGCAAAGAGGATTTTAACTTGTAAAAAATGTTCAAAAGAACAATCAAAAAATAAAAGACGAAATATAAAATTAAAAGTAATTGAACACTACGGAGGAAAATGTACTTGCTGTGGAGAATCAAGATTAGAATTTTTAACAATAGATCATGTCAACAACGACGGAAATAACCATAGAAAATCAAAACCTGGAGGATTTGTAGGAACTGATTTATATTCAGAACTAGTAAGAAAAAACTTTGATATTGGCTATGAATTACAAGTTTTATGTTGGAATTGTAATTTAGCAAAATATCATTACGGTATTTGCCCTCATCAATCATATGGAGAATAAATAAATGGATATTAAACAATACATGATTGAATCTTCAAAAACTTGTCCCGATCTTGGTTCAGATTTAAATAATCAAATGCACATGGCGATTGGCGCATCTACCGAGGCAGGAGAACTTTTAGACGCATATAAAAAATGGTTTGTTTATGGAAAGCCACTAGATAAAACTAATGTTGCCGAAGAAATTTTTGATATTTTTTGGTATTTGATTAATCTTTGTCGAATGCTAGGCATTGATCCAGAAGAAGGAATGCAAAACAATATTGATAAACTTACTGCTCGTTATCCCAATAAATTTAATCAAAAAGATGCAATCAACCGAGATTTAGTCAAAGAGCGAGAAATTTTGGAAAAATTAAACCCTTCTAAATAATCTTACAAATTTAGTAAATTTTTATCAAAAAAACGAAAAAAAATAGGTTGCTAACACGTGTTAGCAACCTATTTTTTGCAAAAATTATCGAAATTTTACCTATAAAATATTTCTTTTATTATAAATCAACTTTATACCAATAATCGCTATAATTTCCTCGTATACCATAAACTAATCCAACCTAAATCGGTTCTTCCCCAACCGTCTAACTCTTCTAAAATCACAACGCTATTTTTGTAAAGATAATATTTTCCAGTTTTAGTATAACTAGTTCCTGGGCCTGTTCGAATAGTCAAAACATAAGCAGTTATTTCTGCTTGATAAGGAACAAATGAAGGTAGCAGAATAATTTCTTGATCGCCAAATATTTTTTCAAATTCGGCAATCGGCATTAGATTTACATCAATGGGGCGATTCGCACATCCCGGTAAAATTAATCTATCACCAGAAGTTTGCCATATAGATATCTTAGAAGTTGGATTTGGAGCAACATATGGTATCCAATATAATCTAGAAAGCATTTGTTTCAATACTTCATAAGTAATGAATATGCGTTGAGAAGGATACATTGAATATAAATAACCAGCAATCCAATACATTACGTCGCTAGGCCAATAATCTAATAAATTATATCGCCAAGGGCCAGTATAAACAATCACTATAAATCCAGAATTTCTTAATAAAGAGCATAGACTTCTTACTAATTTTCCATATCCTGCTCTTGTTACTCCAAAACGAATAATTTCAACATCTATAGCAATAATTTTACATCCTAAAGGAATGTTTTTAATTATAAAATCATATTGATTCTGTGCTGAAATTAAAGGTGAAACTACCCAATATGGAAATTTATAAAAATTATTTGCTTCATACCACTGTTTCAGAAAATTATTGTCTAATTTCAATTGTCCCGTTGTGGTATTCATTCGAATAATTAAATAATCAATTCCCCCTTCTTTAATTATTTCTTCATCAATATTTAACGAACCTTCCCATACATCAAAGCCTATTTTATACTGACTTAAATCTATTTTTAGCATTGTTTTCTCCTAAAAAACTAATAATTTTATCCAAAACCATATAACGATAATACTGTTCCCGCCCCTAAATTTCTACGATCACTATCACTACCCAAAGTAAAAATGCGTAAACGAGTTATGGCATTGCGCGATTTCCAAACTCCACCTTGTAAACTTGTAGTGGATTGCCCTCCACCATAACCAGCAGGAAGATAAGTAGCAGTAAATCCAGATGCGTTTTTATAAAATCCCGTAGTGCTGCTTCCGCTATAATTAGGAATAATAGCGAATACGGTTGTACCATACCCATAAGTAATTCCACCCGCATAATTATTAACATATCCTACTTGAATGCTACCAATATTAGTGGCTGTACTTATTACCTCAAATGTAGGCGTAGTAGGTACGGAATACCAATATGTACTTGCATAGTTAGCACTATTTGCATCTCCATTAAAATCTATACCTAATCTTACAAGTCCCTCTGAACGCGAATCACCAGCACACGTTGTTCCTATAATTAATAAATGCTTATGGGTTTGACCAATGCCCGTAAAGTCAGCTTGCCCCGCTCCTGTAAATTCATCTAATTTTTCCAATCTTCCTAAAATAGTAGTAATATTCGAATTCAATGTAGTAATTGAACCACTGATTGAAGTTGCTTGATTATTTAAATTAGTCATTGATGCGCTAACACTACCACTTAATGCAATAAACGATGCGCTAACTTGTCCTGCCCAACGATCAATTGTTTTCATATTACTAGTATCAGAACCGGACATATTTTGTGTCCAAGTTAAAAAACTACCAGATTGATCAGTGGTATTATTGTATAATATTAAACCTAAGTTTGTACTCAAAGAGGTCATTTAATAAACTCCATATAAACTAATTATTGTATTTTGCATTAAATTTCTTCTTGTAACACTATCCGCACTACAATACATTCTAATGCGAGTAATTGCACTACTGCTAGTCCATGTTCCGCCTTGTAATGAAACCATTGCATTAGGGGATATAAAGAAAAATACACTTCCGAATCCCATTGCCGTTTTATAAAAACCAGTACTTCCAGAATAATTTGGTATAACTGCAAATATAGACGACGAATAGCCAGTACTACCTGAATAATAATCATTAATGCTACCTATCGGAATACCCCCAATAATATATTCTCCCGATATATATTCTTGAGCATATGTGGAAGAACCAGTTTGAACATATCGAATCCCCTTATAACTACCGCTTGTCGAATCGGAATTAAAATCACACCCCAATATGAGACTCCCACTTGTCGCACTTCCCGCCGTAGCACCCATAATTACTAAATGTTTATAATTCTGAGAAATGCTGTTAAAGTCTACAAGTCCTGAGCCAGTATGTTCAGCAAGTTTCACAATACGATTACTTGCTGAAACAACACTGGCACAACCAGATATCACTAATCCCGCATATAAAGTGAGTAACGTATTCATTCCCGAAAAATATGATGTTGACGAATTATCTATTTCGCTTATATCTGAAATTGCAGAACCAGCAAAACTATCAATTATCATCATATTGCTATTAACTATTCCATCCAAATTTGCTCGATACATTTCAAAACTTTGTTCTTTATCTACTTTATGATGATATAAATTTAAACTTAAATTTGTTGAATTACTCATTTTATTATTTATCCCGTACTAGTAGTAATTGCTAAAGTTAATTCATTAACATTAATATAATCAGGTAACGTAATTCCATCTAAGGCGTCTGTTGCAGGAATAACGCTTGCCGATGTACTATTTAATCCAGATAAAATTGATCCTGAGATATCGGAAATTGATAAAGGATCATAAAATTCCAATAATCCCGTTCGAATTACATTGCTTCCTGTAACAATATATAATGTCTTCTCTGTAATAGGATAATTATTTGGCATTATTGAATTTCCTTAATTAATGTGAGAATCCCCTGCGCGGGAATAACCGTACTCCCATCTGAAAATACAATTTTTGGTTGATAACTATATTTACCCGACAATCCATCTGTATCTTCAGGAACAAATAAAGTAGTAAAAACATTTGTTGCGGTTATGCTTCCTGTTTTTGTTAACAATGCCGCACTCGAACCATATTCCGCTAATCTCAACGTGCAAGTTGCTCCAGTTAAATCAATTGCCGTTCCGTTTTGATCAACAACAGTAAACTTAAGTTGATAAGTTGTTCCAGCAACAAATGAATCATCTCCAAGAGAATTAATTGTGCTATACGATGTACTTAAAGCCATATTTATAACTCCTTTCTTTTATAAAATTATGAACCTATTGATACGTATTCAATTAAAAAATTATCTGTAGAAAAAATTGAATCGTACATCGTAAACGATTGCAAATCCAAACCTTCTGCATATGTATAATCTTTTCTTTGCATTACGCCATTTATATATACGCGTAATGAATTGGCTAAATAAACTGACACTGTAGAAAAATCAGTTCCCGTATTTCCCGTTAAATCTTCAATAGTAACAATATTACTTCCCGGCTCAAGCCCTGCTCCGCCAATGAAAATACCATTGCGAAACATGATTTGACCCCCTCCTGCCATATCTAGGTTTGCATTAATTCCAATGTTTCCATCTGCATCATATAATTTAGGATCACGAATTAAAACACCGTCTTTATCTATTAAGATATTAGTGCTACCCGTAGTAGAATTTATATTTTCAATAGATAAACTAGAGCCAGCCAGAATTGTACCAACTAAATTTGAGCTTTTAGTGCCATAAACAATAATTCCATCGGGAGTAACAACTTTCCCAATCATCAACGATTTATTATTTTTCCAATCGTTCCAATTAGAGTAATTAAAATCTACCGTGGATGTAGTTTGAATTGTATTTCCCATGAAATCAGAAAAAATAAAGCTAGAATCATCTAATCTTTGTCGATTCGATAATATTATTTTAAATTTCTCAGGATCATCATAAGTAAATTCATATTGTAACAATGTGGCAGTAATCGTATAACCTTTTCCGGTATCTACTGTAATCTGATCGCCTAATTCTAATTGAGCGATAAAATGAGAATAATCTTGCAAAGCAAGAAAGTTTACAGAATTAATTGTAATTTGATAACGAGGAACAGATAATTTCGCTAATGTTTCTACGGCTTTATCGTATAACTTTTGTGTTTGCTCTTGAATTTCTGTTTCTGTCATAGAATCTGTTATAATAATAGTATTATCGGTAAAACCATTTTCGAAAATAAAATTATTTAATTCCAGCCATTGAGCATTAGTAAAATTATCAGTATTTGAAAAAGCTAATAATCCATTTACTGTTTCCATTCCTTGAGTTGTCAATGAAATATCATCAACTATTCCATCTACCACGATTGTTTGATCATTAACATATGTTGTATCAGTTAATATTTGATTATCAATATCCGTTGTATCTAAACCTTGTTGCAATCTAGCGGCACGTACTGCTTGATCGGCACTTAATTGAGCCTCATATTCTGCCAATAATGCCTGTTCAATAAGCCAATCAGTTTGTAATTCGCCTAATTCTACCGCAGAAGCACTGTAAGAATCAGCATAACTATCAAATTTTGTTTCCCATGCGTCAATAGCGGTTATTAAACTTTGACTCATCCAACTTGTAGTTTTATAATAATCAAAATTATAAATCGTATTTGTACCCAATGGATTAACACTTCTAATAGTTAAATCTCCACCCCCATTCGGATACAAGCAAGTTGCAATTTCATCAGTAATTTCATTATAATTTGTGTTTTTAATTAAATTATCAAATGATAAAAATATATCTGTTGCATTTCCACTTCCGCTAGATGAAACAATGGAAATGGTTCTATTTAAATAATCAAAGTCAAAAATACAACCGTAAGATTTAGATGCTTCCTCATTTAATAATTGATATACGTTTGAATTAGATATATCGAACGTTCTATAAATACTATTTAAACTCGATTCTACAGTTCCAATTTCCCAATTAGGAACCAAACTTATTACGTGCCCCATCAGCGAATCAGGATCAGTAGGACTTCCAGAATTATAAAGTAGGTACGTTCCAGAAAAAGCATTTATTTTTTTATAAACCAGTTCCCCATCTAACGATACGCAATCAACATCTTTAATATAAATGCCTCCATTACTATTTTCAGACACATCCGAAATTAAAAAATATCCCAAATCTCCTAATAAGACAATTCTTTTTCCAGCAATATAGTCATATGCGTCTAAATCAACACCGTCTATTTCTTCTGGAAATTTAAAAGATAATTCTGATAATGCGTTCCATTTAAATTTCAATTCAACGTCATATGCCGATTCCAGCGAATAGATTTGATCTAAGTTAGGATTACATAAAGTCATAGCAGGACGTTCCTGCTTACTAAAATAATCAAAATTTTGTTGCATATTATGCTCCAATTTGTCTTAAGAATTGATATGTTAAAGACAATGAAGAAACACTCGAACCGCTAACGGCAAGCACATTTACACCAGGAACAAATCTCAAAAAATTTTTATTAAATTTGCTTAATATTGGAGAACCAGTAGAACTTGTAACAATTCCTAAATCATTATTTACATTCACAATTTCAGACCCTAATAATCCAGTAAATGAAAAAATCCTATCGTCATCATTGGCATTTGTCATAGACAAATTTCCACCGCTTGTTCCCATTGTAAAATTCAATGTTGGAAATAAATATCCGTTACTACAATGACTATTATTTTGAAAAGTAATAGATGTTGGTAAAGGATTCGTGTATGTAATTGTTTTAGATCGAGTATAAGCAAATTGAGAATCTAGCTTACATGTTCCTGATACTCCATATACAATATTTCCTATTCTTCGAACTACAGGATCGGTAAATATACATTGCATGTAATATTCGTCCATATCATCCTGCATAATGGCAAAATTTCTGTAGCTTGACTTATTAAATAACCAATCTAAAATAAAACTCAACATAGAAGCAGTAATTTCGTTTTCTGAAAAGAAAGCTACGGGAAATTCCAATCTGGAAGTATATTGTATTCCATAAAAATAAGGTTTCGGTTTTTTGTAAATAAAAGTCTCTAAAATTTCAGTATTCCCACTAGCCCTATTGCTACTCATTCCTCCCGCTTCTATACTCGCTATTTGTAAACCATAAGTATCCGAATCGATACTATCATAAACAAAAGATTTAGCGTGAAATGCCATAATAATTTCTCCTTAAAAGGGAAGATGTATAAATTACATCTTCCCTTTTTTATTTTATTTTATATCTATATTTATGTTTATGTTTGAAATAGTTGCGCTCCTCGTGTATAACCACGTTTTGTTAAACTATTGTTTAATTGTTTGATAACCTCGTTAGCCACGACTCTAACATCTCCTAAAACATTTTCATCTAGATTACCTTCAACATTAATTAAATTCTGAATTACAATATCTCCAACAGAACTTATGTTCCCCCCAATTATATTTGTAGTTAAAGAATTCAATAACGACGATAATCTATCCCCTCGTAAGAACGTGTCGGCTCTAAATCCTCCAGTTATCATTTCAGGATTAAAACCATATTTGCGACCACCTGTAATCATTTCGGGAGAACGAGAATCACCATCTCCCCTAAATCCACCAGTTATCATCTCAGGATTAAAGCCGTATTTACGACCACCCGTAATCATTTCAGGCGCATCCGTAGGATCGGCTCTAAATCCACCAGTTATCATCTCAGGAGAAAAACCTTCTCTACCATTACCCCTAAATCCTCCTGTAATCATTTCGGGAGAAAAGCCCTCTCCGGTATCAGCCCTGAATCCACCAGTAATCATCTCAGGATTAAAACCACGATTGGTTTTTCCAAGAGTTTCACCGTCATTACCACTATCGCCGGGAATATAAGGTTTACCACTACCAAAATCGCTTTTTCCAAGAATAACATCCAAAAGATTATTGTATTCTTCCAATGCTCTTACTGCTTCATTCCACGCACGAACAACATCTTCTTCAATGCCAGAACCGTAAACTTCATTCCATGCCACCAATTCTTCATACAAATCCGGCCCCATTTGCGCCATTCGTTCTAGTGCCGCTTGACCAATTAAACCAGACTTACTTAGAAATTCATCAATTGCATCAATGGTATCTTGCAAGACATCATATTCTTGATCTAATAAGTCAAATTGGGTTTGCAATAAAGTCTTTTGGTTTTCAATATATTGTTTATATAATTCATACTCTTCATCAAGACGATTTTCGGTTAATTCTATTTCGTGTTCTCTTTGAGTTTCGTCTAAGTCGGAAAGTTCTTCCTCTAATTCTTCTCGTAGTTCTAATTGACGTTTTTTCGATTCCGCTGAATCGTCTAATGCAAGTATTGCTAATTCTCTTTGAAGTTTTTGAATAGACTTATTTTTATCCGCAATTTCTTCTTGATAATCTAATTCATCTTCTTGTGTTTGGAGAATTTCTTTACGAGCATCGATTATCTTTTCATAATCTTCTAGTTGTTTATCTAAAGCGTCTTGCTGTTGCTTTAGTATTTCTTGTTCCTGACGGAGAGCATCTTGCTTTTCTCGAATCAATTCTTTTTCAGCTTCTTTTTCTTGCCGAATAAGATTGATGATCATTTGGTAGAGGTTTGCACCGGAATAGGTAGGTTCTTCTTTGGCTTTTTCTGCCCCGCCTCCGCCACCACCACCGCCGCCACCTTTAGGTTTTTCGGGAACGGTTGATTTTCCTGAATCTGACCAATCATAACCCATTGCACCATATGCAATGCCTTCATCGTCTACTGTTACATGAAAACGAATATAATAATCACCAGCCGCCGCCAATGCCGCTAATCTAACTCTATCTAAAACAGCAATGGCTTCCTCACCCGCGCCTGACATAGCCAATGTAACGAATTCGGTCATGCCTTGAACAACAGCAGAAGTATTTGCATCAATAAGGCCCCAGGCTGTTCCAATATCGTCCATCATTTTAAAGGCCGCTTGCTGTATTGCTAGAGCCTGGGCAGGAGGAAGACGACTTAAATCCATTTGCATAACACGTTGTAACATCATTCCATAAATGATGCGTCGTGTCGCTAATTCATGTTCAGCAGCAAGTGCATCAACCGCCCTAGATGTATTGTTAAATTCTTCTTTTAATTTAATTAACTCAGCCCTTTGTTCTTCAGAAAAAGGCTGTGCTTCAACCCTCATAATTTGTACTCTTAATTCCGCTAATTTATCAACAAGTTCGTTATGACTTTCTATATAGCTATCACGAGCATCAGTCATACTTGTATCTAAAGAAGCTGCAAGATCACTGAAAAGACCAGCAATTTCATTGCGCGCATCTTCGGTAGCAGGAATTAAATCATTTTTAATCATCTCGACCCATGCACCAACAAGGTCTGCTTGTATATACAATTCAGCACTATAAGGATTAGCTTCAGAAACACCTCTAGCTTGCAAAGCAACTAAATCTGCTTGTGCTTGAATATACGCCCTTACTGCTTCTTCGTTTAGTACTAATTGATCCCCTTCAAGTACAAGAAAGTCAGTATAATCCTTATTGACAGCAGATAATGCCGCAATGTCATCAGCAGATAATTGTTGTCCACTTTGCGATTTGCTTAATAAATCTAAATAAACTTTTAATTCAGTATTTAAATTTGTAATTATTGTAGATAAATCACCAAACCCCCCCGCAATTTGAGGGGCAATAGTTAATGGTTTTGGAAGATTAACATTACCGCCAACATCTTTCCAATCATCAACCTCTGATTCCATTGCCCCCCTTCTACTTACACCAATATCTTGCCAACCAACAGAAATATCAGCTAATACATTAACATAATGTTCGTATTCGATTATGAGAGATTTAGCAGCGGAAATTTCATCATTTCTAATTCCATATTCTTTTTCTAATAATCCGCTAATGTCCTTATGAGTTTCTAAATATTTACCTAGTTGAGTTAATTGTTCTTCGGGAGTGCCATATAAATTAACTCTTTGCCATGTAGGGCCAGCCCCACTCATCGTTTTTGCTTCTAGGAATTTTTTTTGTTCTTCATAAGCGCGTTTATTCTTATTAATAAACTCTATTTCTTCAAATTTTGCTTTTTCTTTAAGCCATTCGATATTTTCATCAATCGCTTGACTGTTCCTATCAATTGCATCTGAATATAATGTAATACCCTCAGTTAACCCGCCATATTTAGTATTTACAATTGTCTGTATATCAAGCAATCTAATTAAATCATCTGAATTTTTATTTTGTTTGTTTGCTAATGCTTCATATTCTTTGGCTAAACTAGAAAGTTCGTTTTTATTATCGTCTGTTTGACGTTTTAGTTTTTCAAAATTAGTATAGGTTTCAACTGCTGAAGCATTTAATTTATTAAATAAAGCAATTAAACCAACAACGGCTAAACCTAACGCCATTCCTCCCATAGAAATAGACAGCGCATTTACTGCCGTACTAGTCATAGTGACAGTACCAGTTAAGCTGATAAACGCGGTAATTAATGTATATATTGTACTAGTTAATCCGGGTATAACCAAAGCAAGTTTAGTTATCATGAAAGTAGCTAAAGCTACTAATGCTATATTAAGAACCCCCAAATTATCTGCAACTTCTAATAACACAATACCAAACTCAAGAAATTTTTTTACCAATTCTTCAGTAATGGTATCTTGAACTACTTTTTCCCAAGTCGCAGTAAATTTATTAGTGGTTGCCTCTAGACCTTCCATATATATACCGAATCTTTGGGCGGCAAGTCCAGAGGATTCCATTTCTTCGGTAAGTAAATTTTGTGACATAGACCAGTTGTCAAGTAATGCTATCAGCATGTTGGCTTGTCTCGTACCAGCCAGAGCTTGAGTTATACTGGCTCGTGTAACATCATCAAATGTTTTCCATTTATCTGCTACATCAGCTAAAACATCTTCCATGTTTCTAAAGGTTGTATCGTTTTCTCTTAACTGAATGTCAACTCTTTTTAATGCTTCTTCTACATTATTAATAGATTGCCCTTCTTCGTCTAAATCCCCCAATCGTATATTTTGCATTCGAGTAAAAATGGTTTTGCATCTGTTACTTTCATACAAATGTTATTTGTATTACTGACCATATTTACAATATCAATATGGCGAAATAGGTACTTCTTTAAAGTGTCTTTACACTTGACCTATTTTCTACAGTTTAATTTTTATTGGCATATCTGTAGATCGGACTATCACATCATCATTTTACATGATGTTCTCTTGTTTAGTCTCTCGACGTGCGATTTCAAAAAATTATTGTTCAAAAAATGGAACTAAAACGTTATCGTTTAGTTTCAATAAATTATTATTTAAAAAATAATTCATTGAATGATAATTTTTTAATTTTCCATTACTTCGAACATATTTTTCAATTAATTTTTTGCATAAATCAGGACGCATATTTATATCATCTTCCCAAAGATATAAAATATATCCACCTGTTTTATTAAAAACTGATTCTTTTTTTCTTTTATCTTTATCTATATTTTTAATTTGTTTTTCATTTTTTGGCTCATTGTAATTTCTTATATCACAATGCCAATATTTTCCCATTATTTCAATCATAATATCATCACTAATATAAACGTCTAATAAAAAACCATTAATAGAATATTCTATTTCAAATTTTAAATTCATTTCACAAAGAATATCACAGATTTTAATATGCGGTTTTGTTAGACTAGTATTCATTGATGCAATTTTACATTTTTTAGAACAAAATTTAGGTTTCTTTTTTCGTAATTTAATATCAAAAGTCTTTCCACATTTTTGACATTTGGCAATTCTATCAGCATCAGGAATATCATGATTGTAAGTTGGAGAATTTTTGCCAAAATATGTTTTACTTCTGTGTTCGTACCCACATTTAGGCGAACAAAATATTATTCTTTTTCTGTTACCTGCTCTCTCAAAAAATTTTCCACAATTGGGACATTTAACTTCTACTTTAGATTGTTTAGCAAAAAATATAGTACTACACTCACGAGAACAAAAAATATGATTGCCTTGTCTTTTATCTGGTGTAGAAAAAGGATTTCCGCAATTTTCACAAGTATAATAAAAAGGATTATTCTCTTTTTTTATCTTAATCATTTTATTTCTACATTCCACTGAGCAAGTAACATGTTTAGAAAGTTTTTGATAAAATTCAGTATTGCAAATTTTACAATTTGATAATTGCAAGTTTTCTTTTTTATATCTATACTTAAGTTGACAATTTTTACTACAAAAATTATTAATATTTTTTTTACTATGACGACCACCAGAATATTCTTTATTGCAATTCTTGCAAATCAATTCGAATTTATTACTATCTCTTTTGCTTCTTGCTTTATTTCTACACTCAACGGAACAATATTTTTTATTACTGACATTAGTAAATTCAATTTCACAAAAATTACAAATACTCATAATTTCTCCAAGGGAAGATAAAATATAAATTATAAAATACAGAATTTAAAATCGCTTCGTTCTTGTTGCCCCGCCAAAGGGTTTTCAAGCATTATAATAAATAATTATAATTATTTATTATAAATCATTAAAGAGAATTTTCATTTGGGGATTATTTATTATGCCCCAACGCCTCCATCTATTGTAACACATATTCATTAGTATTACAAAATTTTTAAAGGCTTCACCAATACTCTCAGCATTTCGCCTCGTTATACTCGAAACCGTTCCTATGTATGCAACGAGATTCTCAAAAGATACACCGCTAGTTTGCGCTACCGAACTAGTTCTACTTAATGCCTCTGCTAATTCTCCGACTGACGTGGCTGCCGCGTTATCAACCGCAACCATCTTATCAATAGCACCCGTAGTTTCTTCTACAGACATTTGATAGCCATTCATTACAGATGTCAAATACTCACTTGCTTGCGCGCTTTCAAGATTAGCAAGTTTTGAAATCATCATACTGTTTCTAACTAAAATTCCAGATTCTTCAGCACTTTTACCTTGACGAATAAATGTCAAAGAAGATTGAGCTACCTGTAAAGATGTAGACCCTAATTCTAAAGCCAACTGATTATATTTACTTGCCAACTGACCAATTTTTTGACTACTCTCTCCGGTAACAATTTGAGTATTCGTCAATTCCTTATTTAAATCTCGAATATACTGTATACCATCTTGAATTTTTCTCATAGTGCCATAAATTGCCATTGTGCCCATACCCCATACAGCGATTTTCTTAATGGCAACATCCAACATGGAAGTAAAACTTAGTCCAGATTTATTAGCACTTCTCGTCGCATCGTTAAATTTTGCAACTGAATTACTCAAATCTCCAAAAGCTAATTTAACTTGATCTAATGTTGCTTTCCCGCTTTTAAATGCGTCAAACATTTTATTATAATTAGTTAAAGCAACTTTTACCGCGCTATCTCCAAAAGCATCTTTATTTTTTATTTGCAGTCTGTCAAGAGCCAATTCTTGCCTTTTAATAGCAATTTCTTTTTGACGATCTAATTTTTCATTTTGAGCATAAGCCTCACGCAACATTCTTTCTTTTCTCAGATTATATTCTTGATCCATCTGATAAGCAGAACGATACATTTGTTCTTGTTGCTTTGCAAATTTCTCTGCTTCTTTACGGGCTTGATCAATATTTTGAGCGGTACTACGAGATGCTAATTCCCACTTCCCTCCACTTTCGGCAATTTTCAAATACGCTTGTTGTACCAAATTCAATTTGTCACGATATTGAACGATTGCCCCTGTCACTTCTCCCGATGGGCTTTCAAAAATCTTAACTTTTCCAAATGCTTGCACATCGCCAAAAAGTTTTTCTACTTCTCTTTTTGCACTTTGAATAGCTTCATGATTTACTCTATCATCAAACAGTACAATTTTTCTTCCTGCCGCTAATTGATTTAATGTAGCTTGTACTTTTGAAAATTGTTGTTGAAGTTGTGCTTGATCTACAATCGCTTCAACTATAACTTGATATTTATTACTAGGTGGCATTAAAAACCTCCCTTCTTATAAAATTTATTTTTATAAATTAAACATGGTATCAATAACTTCTTCAGTATGATCCTTAGAGTAATCTAAAGTTGTCTTAGGGTCTGAATGATGTAAGAATATTTGAACTTGCTCTAAGGGAAATTTTTTAGGAAGACCAGTATTTTTATCTATAATTCTGGTATCTGCACCTTGCAACATACATTCCGTTCGACTATGCCTATAAGAATGGGGAAAAATATTTATTTCTTTTCCTTCCAATTCAGTTATAACTTTGCGAATTTTCATAGTCCATTCATATAGAATTTCATATGATGCTTCCCGTTTATTTTCACCCTTTCCCACAATCCATAAACAATCTATATCGTCTTCACCCCTCTCACTTAACCATTGCCTAATCAATTCTTTTGTATCATCTAAATATACTAAAGAAAATACTTTTCCTCGTTTTCCTACTACCGAATTAGTTTTATTCCCACTTAATAAATTATGTTTTTTTATTTGGGCAACTTCGTTTCGTCTTGCCCCACTATCAAACATAATCATATGAAGTACGGCAAGCTGTATTTCTCCCATTTCAATTAGCTTTTGCCGCACTCGCATAATCTGATCAAAAGTCATAAAAAAATCATTCTCGTCTGTTCTTACTCTTTCTTTAGGCAAACCTTTTACTTTCTTTGCGACATTGGTTAAATACTCATATTCATCACTGTCTTCAATATAAGTTAACATAGACCGACACGCGCTCATTATGCGATTTGTTCTAGCATTAGACATTTGACAGTCATCACTTAACCAAAGACTTAATTTTCTAAAATCTTTTTTAGATAAATTTAAAAAAAATTGATTATCGCAAAATCTTTTTACAAACAACGCAATGATTCTAAGGTCATTTGCATACTGCATTAATGTAGTTTTCTTTATTTTTCTCTGACGATATTCTTGAAGAAAATCATCAATTATTTCTAAATTTTCTACATTGACTAATTTATATTCTTCTTCATTATAAATTCTATTATAAACTTGTTTCTTTTTCATTTTTTATTTCTCATTTCTTTAGCTTTCCTTTATCCAGCAAGTAACAAATTCCAACAGCACAAGCATCAGATTGATCATCATTTTCAAAATTTAAGTAGGGCCATCTTTTTTTTATTTCTCTTTGCACATCTTTTTTATCAGCCCTCCCGTTACCCGTAACTGCCTTTTTTACAGTTGACGGAGCATAAAATAATTGTTCGCAATCCCAAAAAACATAAGAAATTACACCAATAACTTTGAATAATGCTTGAGTACTAATGGAATAACGAGAAAAACCTTGTTCGAAGACAACAATATTTGTCGGATATTTTTCCCTAAGTTTTAGAAAAAAATCAGCAATTATTTTTAATCTATTCGCATGATTATATTTTGCATTTGTTTGGATACTAAATACTTGCTTTGGTTTTCCTGTTTCAGATTCAAAAATACAAATTCCAGTATTGGCAAGAGACGAATCTATTGAATATATGTACATAAAAATTCCTTTAAATTTTAAAATTTAAAAAAAAAGAGTATGCCAAAGGGCATACTCTTTTAATAAAAATAATTATTTTTATTATTGCTTTTTACTTGTGAGTTTATCAAACTCATGGGCCTTAGTTCCTAAAAATACAGTTGTAAAAATCATCGCTACAATTGTAAAAATCGGAGCAATTTGATTTAAAATATCTGTTGGAACATATGTAACAGTAAAATAACCAGCCAAAGCAATAACCGCGGCTACTACAAAAAATACCCACTTTCTAGCTTCAGATGCTAGTTCCTGATATTTTCCACTTCTTTCCAAAATAAAACTAGCTACCACGGCACTTCCACCTGAAGCAAACAACCAAGTTAAAAATTGACTTAATGTCATTGCCATAAATAGTTTCTCCTTAAACCTTAATATAAACTATTCCTCTTTTTTTAAATTCACTTTCTAAAATTTTATTAACTGTTCCATCTTCGAGCATTTCTAAAAAAGGAGTCCAAAAGTCTCTAGCCCCCATCCAAAAACCACTACCAAAAAAATCTCCTGAACCACCACCAACCACTAAATCAATCAATATGTCACGAATATCATCACTCTCTTCCCAATAATTAGAGCCGTGAATAAAATGCTTGGGATCATGAGAAAGCAAATCTGAATCAGCATAAATTTGATAAGCAATTCCTCGCCCACTAGATTTCAAAGGTTTTTTTTCCCACATTCCTAACAACCCCCCCGAATCTCCTTGCCGCGCATATGCCTTTGGATCATTGGCCTGATAAATAATTGTATCTATCAATCCTGCATCATCGGCCAACAGGTCTTTCAATTTTTGTGCTACGCTATCCATAACGCCACTCATTATAGAAATTAAACCTTTAGTTAGTTGTTCATCATTATAATATTGTGGCATTTATTTTATTCTCACTCCTCGTCTACAAAATTCTCTGTTTTATTATTTTGACAATTCTTTTGCTTGTATTCTTTTTTATATTCGCAAACACTACAAAAAAGATATTTTTTGAAATATGTAACTCCATCTGAAATTTTTTTCTCAACAATTAACACTAAAGAATTTTCTTCACATTCAGGACATTTTTTATGATAACCATTTTTGAAAGAATTTTCTTCATATTCAGAACATTCATTTTTGCTTTTATGTTTAGCAAACTTATTCTTTTTCATGAAATTAAAACTATTGAACCTTTTTTTTTCCTGATTTTCTTGCAGGCTTCACGAGAGGAACTTCTTTTTTAGGTTTACTTGTTTCTGTAAGACCAGGATACTTTTTATTTAATTCATCTAGATTATTTGTAAATTCTTTAGATATATTTTTTAGTGTGTCAACATCAATGTTTTTAATTTTATCTAGCAAATCAATTACTTTAATAGAAATGTCATTAACAATTTTACCTACAGAATTGCTTAAAAGTATCTCTGTTTCTTTAATTTTTACAACTTCATTTAATTCTCGTTCAAATTCTGAATAATTATAAATTTCCGAAACAATTTTTTCCCACAATCCACTATTGTATACCAGGTCTATACTTAAACTTTCTACATCAATATTTGTCAATCGTTCAACAATTTCTAAAATTAACATATATTTACTTGCTATATACTTGGTAGATATATTTTCCTCTAGATTGTCTTCATATAAACAATTGATATAATTTTGAATTATTTCTACTTTATTAGAAATGGAAACATATGGAATTAAACTTATTTTATATGTTTCTTCTCCAATATAAAATTTAATTACTTTTTCAGTAATAGGAACCAAATCAATTTTTAACTTTTCATTTTCACTTTTAGACGGCATGAAAATCACCCTTTATTTTAAAAAATTTTTTATATTATCAAAATTGGAACGCACAATTTCAAAAATCGCAGTAGCAATTCCTAATAACCATATAATCTTATTTGACAAAACTTCTTTGATAATTAATCTAATATCAATTTTATTTTTTTCTTCTGCTTCATCAAACTTTTTTTTTACTCCCCCAATTTCAACCTTTAATTCAGAAGTCAACTGACCAACTGTTTTAATTTCATATCGCATAGAAGCTAATGTATCTCCCATACTATTCATAACCTGAATATTTTTTTCAAAAGCGGTTTCCAATCGACATAATACAGCTTCTAAAACGTTGCCTTGAGTATCTATATTATTAATTGAAACTCTCATATCTTCCACTCTGTCTTCTAGCCTATCTACGCGTTCAGATAAAAGTTTTACATCATTACATATTGTTATACATTTAGAATTATTATTGCTTTGATCTGTCATAGACGTTTACCCCCCACGTTCTAAATCATTTAAGTTTTTATTATCGAGCATAGTTCAATATGACACCTCACTAATTCTTTTATTTATTATATTTCTGCTTACTGTGTTTCTACTTACTGTGTTTCTATTTGCATCTCCCACAATTTCTCAATTTCATCTTTGGAAATATCGTTTAATTTTGCTTTCCAGCCGTAAAATTCTATTGCGGCTTCATTATAGGCTAAAGCAGCTTCGAGTTCTGTTGGGAAAGTGCCAACGGCAATATCTTTGCCTTCATAGGATATGCGACCCCTGTATTTATTTTTAGTTTTATCAAAATAAACACCAATATATTTACTACTTGGATTCTTCCCTTTCTTGGTAAATATTTGTGATTCAGACATTTTCCGCCTTTGTTCCTCTGATTTTGGAACACCCTTAAGCGCCCTAATGGAACCTTCAGTTGCCGCTTTCGAAATAGGTTTTCCTTTTTTAGCAAGAGATTGTTTTCTTCTGGTTTCATCTGATGCTTTTTTACCTTTATTGTTAGATGGTCTACCCTTTTTAGCTAAAGATTGTTTTCTTCTAGTTTCTTCAGATAAGTTTTTATGAGATTGTGAAGCTTTTAATTTACTTTCTTCTGACATAGGAATACCTTTATTCCAAGATGGTTTTCCTTTTTTTGCATCGGAATTTCTTTTTATCTGTTCATCGGTGTGTTTATATCCATATGTACCCTCTCCCCCATAAGTCATATTATATCCGCAACCATCTTTATAATAAGAATTAAAATAAACAATCCAATAAATTTCCATTAATCTCAAAGTTTCTGTGCTTTCATTTATTTCCTGAATAATAGAAAATTCAAAGTTTTCTTTTCCCCACTTGTTATATGAACTTTGTAAATATGGATTATTATGAATATTCTTTCTTAATTGCCTCTTATGACCATTCCATCTTATTTTAAGATTAGTTCCATAACCTATGTATCTTTTACCCGTTTTAATATTTGAAATACAATATATTCCGCTAATTTTATCTCTAATCATTTTTCTCTGATTTTCCTTTTTTATAAATTATTTATTATAAATTATATTCTCTGAATTAAGTTAAAAAGGGGAAGGTTGTCAGAGAAGCAACTTTTCGGTAGAGTAATTACTTCTACCTATCCCCTATTTTTTATTTTACCATAAAGTTACAAATTTGTTTAACTTTAATTTACAAATTTATGTTACGCTTGTGCTTGTACGGTCATAGTATCGACAAGGCTCCCGCTCACGGAATCATAATAAGTACTCGTAATCACACAAGTACTGTCTGCCAAGACAGCCGATGTTGCAGTAATTAATCCAGCAGAACTTACAGTAAACGTAGTACAACCTGAAGTTCGGGTAAAACTAGTGGACGTTGTAATGTTCACGTTCGCGTATGTGCCCCCTCTGATCCCAAGAACCGTAATTTGAGAAGTATCGGGAAGATCACTCACATCGAAAGTAACAGTACTGGGGGTGGCCGCAATATCCGTATAGGCCACCGAGGTAGTACTTGCGGGAACCCACCAAACTTTGTAGTAATAATCTCCGCCTGTAGCCGCTTCTACAACAGCAGTACCTTCCAGATTATCACTCGATACGCCATTAGCATTCAAACTCATATTATAGTTACCGGATAGGTTAAAGTTTGGAACATCAATAATCAAATCATAAGTTTTAGTATTTGATGCATCTCTTACTTCACTAATCAGGGTTAGATGAATGCCGGTTGGGGGTAGTGTAGCATAACCTACAACCTGATCAACCAGGGTTTCACTATAATCATAAATACAGTCAACGGTTTGATTTAAACCACCGGAAACAGTAATAGTCGCTCCTGAAGGAGTTATATTTTGAATTGTTCCGTTAGGAAGAATTACACCAACAGTTGAACTAGTCGGAGTTTCAGAAAGAGTAACAGAACCACCACTTAATGTTTTCGATTCTTTCTTGCAAACAGTATAAGTACTATTAGTAACAGTAGTACCCGCATTTAGTGCAATAATCGATTTATTAAATGTTGCCGATTCAACCTTTACTGAAACTTCACGATCATGATAATAAGTATATAATAGTGGGTTGTTGATACCACCGCGTACATCTGTTTTTTGAGTAGTAATTCCAAATGCACTAGAAATATTAGCTTTGCCAAGGAATAACAAAGCATCTGTAGTCGCGTCTCTACCAATTACATCAGCCACACTAACTAAAAATTCATTTGCCATATTTTACGCTCTCCTTTTAAAATTTATAAATTTATACACTACCTAATTTTCCTCCATCCACCATTTCTGGATGCTCAGTAAAATAAGCATCTGTTGAAATCAAAATACTAGAATACCTTCCTTTTTTGTCAATTGGAGATAAAAAGTGTTTTATGATTTCTGAACCATTTTTAGATTTTATCTGACCAGAAATTTCCAGGGGAGAATAAAGACTATGATTATAGGATAGCATTAATCTTTCAAAATGCTTGTTAAATTGATATAATGTATATTCTTCAATTTCATGTATAGTCTTATGCATTATTGAACAAAATGCCCATATTTCGTCCTCTAATGACAAATTAGAAAATTTACGAGAACTATATTGTAGAACTTTTTCCAACTCAGGATGGTATTCTTCTACATATTCAACAGATAAACCATTTTGATTTAAAATAATTTCTCGTATAACTTCAAATTCTTGTTCTGTAAAAACAGTTTCGCCAATTTTTATACTAATCTCTAACGATACCTCAGAAAACCCTATGTATACATCATCGTGCTTAGTAATAATTTCTAAAAACTTTATCAATGAAACATCTAAAGATTCGCCCAAATCTTTGTTCCATTGAGAATTAATATATATCAATAAAAACTTTAAATACGATGCTTTAATTATTTCTTTTTGAGAAATAAAGTCTTTTGGATATTGAAAAATTTTATAATATAAATGTTGGGCCTCAAAATCTTTTAATTTTATTGGATAAAATTCTACACCTTTATATATTTGAGGAAGTCCAAATATATCATATTTATTATTATAAAATTTTTTTGTAATTTTTCTCATTTATACAGCCCAATTGCAAAAGATTATCGATTTTCCCACAAATGGAGTATAACCAACTACTCTAAGACGACAACGAGGATTTGCTCTTGCATCAAAATATAATTTCCCCAATCCTCCTACGTCTACACCATTAAAAACTCTAATTAACTCTTGAGCTAATGTATCGGCCCTTGTCTGATAATTACTAAGTTGAGCAACCTTCGCGTGAGGATATATTTCCATTCCTATAGAAATATTTCCTACAACGTAATTTACAGGATCGGCAGTTAAAACAGAAATTCGTAATTGGCAACATTCTTCTACCCATGCCGAATCTAATCCCGTTGTCATAAATACCCTACAATCTGTCATAGTTTTTAAACCATCATAAATCAACGCTCCCTTTTGGGATTTTGTAAGATCGGGATGGGAACTATCTTCTTTCCAGGCATTTGCATCGTTATATTTTAATAACTTCCATACTAATTCACTATTATCAATCAGGTGTGTTATGCAATTGTAAGGTAAAATAGGGAGAATACCAAAATCATTATAATTTGACATTTGCCATAAATTCTCCTCATTAAAAGTAAAGAGAATATCAATTTAATTAATATTCTCTTTACATTTTATTAATAAAATAAAAACAATATTTTATTTAATTCAATCTTCTTTTTGATTTTCTTGATCTTCTTGATCGGAATGTTCATCTCGATCTTCATCTTCAAGTTCTAAAAGAATTTCTTTTAAAGAATCAATTTTGCCTTGCAGTAAAGAATCTTGTACGCGATTTTCATTTAAAAAATCCAAAATTCCTGTTTGGCGCATAAACTCATTGAGTTTGTCACTATTTTCCTTTTGACGTTTTGCTAATTCTCCTTCGAGAAACTCAATTTTTTCTTGAATTTTCTTCTTCATGTATTCACTTTCTCCATTATTTGAAATTGATTGAAATTAAAATCTAAATTAAATATAATATCCCCATATTTGTAATACAACATCAAAAGTTCCCGCTCCACTAGCCGCTATTTGATAATAAATATCACCATTGCTATCGCAAGGAATATCATCTCCTCCTCGATACCACCTATCATTTACTGGAAGTGGTGAAAACGGAATTCCTAAATCGGCAGTATCAGTAGGGCCAAGAATTAAATATGTATCCGTACCCGCTGAATCGCTATCTCTTACGCCAACATATACTTTAACTGCTTTAATTTTAGCAGGTGTGCTAAATACAGCAGATAAATCAATTTTTGTTTTAGCAGTAGTACTAAACGAATCCCCATCCCAAGACGTTGATGTTAATGGTACAGTAAGAGGAACAAAAATATATCCAACATATTCAGTTGAATTCTTAAAAGAAACTAAACTTCCTGTATAATAAAAATTGCCTACACCTGGATCACCCGCCCAACCAGCAGATATGCCACCGTCAACAGTAATGTCATTATCATAAGGTGAATAGTCAATAGCTCCTACGTGTAAGCCTTTACCGACTCTTTGATCTTCATAAGCTATTTGATCCCCATAAATAGTTGCCGTATACGATCCAGTATTTTCAATTATAGACCATGCGGGATTATTCCCAACCGAAAACAAAAGCCCTTCTCCTGATCCACCATGACCAGCAAGAGCAACTTCATTTGCCATCGTAAAATATAGATCATCATGATCTGTATTATTTATTGATAGACTCGCTATTCCATGCCCGCCAGCATAATTTACTAATGAAAGATTGGATGAATTATTTCCTGTAGTATTATTACATTGCATTATCATCCTAGAATATGCACCAGGAGTAGTACCATATCCAATAATCTGTCCATAAAACGGAGCATAGCTACTTGTTATAAATTTCAAAACAGTGCTTGTTAGACTATCTGCACCGTTATCTACTAGCATTCCAGCGGACGAAATAGTTATATCCCCGGCCTTAATTGTACCCTCTGTATCTACATAAATTTGTGTAAAATCACCACTAGAGCCACCTCTAAAATTCAATCTTCCTTCGCTTACATCCCAAAATAAGTTAGACTTATTTGCGGCCACCGACCCTAATGTAATATCACCATTATTTAACCATTGACCGTTTAAACTACCACCACCATATAATCTTAAACCATTATTAGGATCAATACTAATATATTCTCCGCTACTGGCTAAACCCAATATTAAAGAACCAGATGTTAGATTTGTATAAATATCATTTCCAGCTTTAATATATATAGCACTTGGAGATACTAGCAAATGATCATTAGACGTATCACCTAATGAAAGTATTCCAGTATTCAATAATTGTACAGTAAGTTGATTATTACCATACATTCTTAAACCATTATTAGGATCAATGCTAATATATTCGCCAGAACTTTGTAAGCCTAAGAATAATGAACCACTTGTTAGATTTGTATGAATGTTGGAACCACTTTTAATATATACTGCACTTGATGACATTAATAAGTGATTATAAGAGGAATCCCCAACAGTAACTAAACCAGCATTACTCAATTGAATATTGGGAGAACCACTACCATATAACTTAATACCATTTGTACCATCTACGGTAACATATTCTCCACCACTCACTAAGCCAAGCGTAAGAATCCCACCTACTAAATTAGTATAGACATTTGCACCATCTTTAATTTGAACACTTCCTGAATCAATAAAAATATGTTCAGTTGAAATGTTTCCAACCGTGATATTTCCAATTGCATTTAAATTTATTAAATTTGTTGTATTATTACGCAGAGAAAGCGTACCTGCACTATGATCATATAAAAAATTATTTTTATTTACTGAAACACTACCAATAAGTAAATCGCCAGTATCTAAAGTAATTGATGATCCTCCAAAAGGAGTTCCTAGTGTAACAGTAGATGTTACTAAAGCAAATGCTCCCGAACCTTCAGAGCCACTTATAGAAGAATATCCAAATATCCCTTGAGCATTACCCATCACATAACCACTAACACTATTATCTCTCAAATATAAATTACTAGTGTTGCTATTAATAGTAATTGGAGTACTGCTATAATAAATCGCCCTAACACTATCTGCGTCTAAAGCTCGATCAAGAATAAAGAATTCATCCATAACAGTGTTAACTTGAGCAGAACTATTTGTTCCACCTACATAAAACGTTGTAGGCAACAATGTAGAGTCAATGTCGGGATAAACTGGCAACGCACTCGAAGCGACTCCGTCAAGGTATACGACTACATTTCCACCCACGGCCCAGGTCATTACAACATGATGCCATCCTGAAGACATAGGCAATGCTCCTCCAGAAGAACTCCATAAGGTTCCTTGCCATTCGCCATAAGCATATAGACCATTGGTAGCATCGGAAAGAATGCTTATATAATTGTCAGCGTCGTAGTAAGCATAGAACATCCGCTTGAAAGTAGCCGCTGAAGAATTCCAATAAATCCAAAAACCAACAGAACCTTGATTAAAGTCAATATTCCCAGAAACGGGATAACTTAAAACTGTAGCCGTTCGACTACTGGTCGATGCATGTGCCGTTCCATTCCATGAATGCCCTGTTCCAAGACTACCGTCACAATACGATGTTTCATAATCTTTATTTTCGAACTGCACAGCATCAACTTTAAAGTACCACGATGATCCATGAGCAATAGGTTTACGAATCTGTACGCGGGCTTTTGTGGCGGTTGCTGGAGCAGTAGCGGTAATAGCATATCTTTCCCACTCTGTAGTTACAGCCTTCGTTACATAAGTTTCTGAAATATACGTTCCCGCATCTGTGTACCACTGAATCAGCAAAATAAGTGAAACTGGCACAGAAGCACGAAGATATGCAGAAAAAGTATTTGCCGCACTAGCACTAGCAGCCATTAATCCACCAGCCACAGAACCAGTTAGAAGAACGCCTTCAGAATTAGAGCCTCCAGTACACGCGACATTAATACAAGACAATCCAATATAAGCATCCGTTGTGATTCGAGCGATTGTTTCAGTTCCTATAACCTGACCATAATAGCTTGCATTTGTTTCACCGCTTGGATTTGGATGCTGGTTTATAGTTGCTTCTGCAAACTGCGCCCCTTTACCAAACTTGCCGGGTCGGAAAATTACCCCTCCGCTTAATGTAGCCGCATCTCCCTGTAAACTTGTTGCCGTACCTGTATAGTCTGTAGCATAAGGAGTTGGCCCATCAAATCTTGACAATAATAGAACATTATTTAAAGTTATACCATAATTTAAATTACCATCTCCAACCGTTAAATTACCATTAATTACTAGATTATCACCATCCCATGCCCATCCTTTTACAAGAGAACCAGCAGATACACTCCCCACGTGCATCTTATAAACCCCACTACTTCTACCTGCCCACACCCCGTTTTGATTTGCAAAATCAGTAGGAATCGGATACCCTATTGCAATATAGGGATTAGACGAATTAGGTTCTATAGCAATAACTCTTGATGCACTTGAATACAATCGAATAGGTAAATTATGTCCCTCGATAAATTGATTACTAATTCTTAAGTAGCTTGAAGCATCCGTAACCCCGCTACCAGCATATAAACCATATTCGCCGGAAGATGCAAAAATACCATATAAATTACCTAAACGAGTATTAACTGTTTTTCCAGTAGCAGGATGATTAACCCAAGTTACTGTTTGGTTATAAGGAGAATTTTCCCCACGATATCCATCAATGGCATTTGATTCTAAATAGCCATTTCCAGATATGCCATAATCAGGAACCGTTGCTCCCGCAAGAATTGTGCTTCCAGAAGTTGCCATACCACTATTAGGAGATGCAGAACGTACAAAAGTATACGTTTGAGTTTTATTTGTTAAATCCGTTGATACCCAGGTTACTGCACCATAGCAATCAGCAATTGTTAAAGAACAACCCGAACGAGAAAAATTACGAATATTTACAATATCGTTATCTAAAAATACACGATAAGAATTAAAACCTTTAAAAGTTTCAACAACTAATGTAGAACTTGCTCCCGCGGCAGGAACCATAAAATCAGTAGCCAACACAGAAGCAGATGGAAATACACCATGAATACCCGCTCTAACCGCTTCTAGATCAACAATAAATGCTCTAGCGTGTAATTCATCGGTATATAGATATCTAAAATCACCTCCACCAGCATAAGAAATTCCCCAACCTGTAGTTTGACTTACATAATGATCGGATTGAATTCTTACCGGAGAAGTTAATCTAACCCTACTACCAGATGGACTTAAATTTAAATCTTGATCGGGAGCGATTGAAAGAGAAATGCCAGCATTTGTGTTGATTAAAGGAACAGTTATCCTATCTGTTGCCTCTAATTTATGTAATTTAATATCTCCCGATGTATCGCTTTTAATAATGGCACTAATTGGAAGGCTAACATCGGAATAGCAAGCTATTTGATGTGTATGATCAGAGCGAGAAAAATAGCTTGTTCCACCTTCTGCATTAGTGGATGACCCCGATAATCCTATTGCAACAGCGGCAGTAATGGCATGAACATGATCAATTCTCGCCGCCATTGCGATAGAACCAGAATTTCCGCTTGCATCTGGCACAATCGCCATTGGATTTTCAGGATTGAAAGCATTAACAAAATGTGTATGATCTGCCCTAGCAAAAGAAGTGGAACTTCCTTCATAATTGGTTGCAGATGCAGAAACACTAAATGGAGTGCCAGCCAAAATTGGATGTGTGTGATCTAATCTTGCGGCCATTACCGATGAACCGCCAGAACCAGTTGCGTCGGGAACAATAGTTACGGGCAAAACCGCATTAAAAATATTTAATGCGTGAGTATGACTATTTAATGCTGAATTCACGCTACTTGAAGAAATCGTACCGGGAGTAAGTAATCCCACTGTAGAGCCACTTACTGTAATACCCGGCCCTTGATTTACTCTAACTTGTGAACCACTTACTCCAATTCCCTCACCCGCCCCAACAATTATTTGACTTGCACTAAGATATAAACCACTACCTGTAATTTCAAAAATTGGTAATTGGCGCGGATGTAATTGAATAACTGCCATAAATTTACACTACTCCTTTC